AAGTATGAGATAAATTAAGGAGATGCAAAATGGCCGTCGAACAACAAACAACCGAAAAAACTTCAACGACAAAGTTGATCTCTGTTTTCTTTCCGTTGAAGCCCCTAAAGAATAAATTTTCGGAGAACTTCATTAGTATACAGATTGCTGATTTTATCCCAAAATTACATTCGTTCACAGATAAAGCAATCATCTATAAGATAGATAAAGAAAGATTCTATACTTATGATTTGAAGGATGAAGCATTCGATGACCGATTTGATGTCGTCGATAATCAAACTATTGTCATAATCTTTAGCGTCGACAAGACAACACAGATTGATGTATCAGATCTATTCGAACCTGATTTCTCTAAAAGCGTCAATACAATAAGAATTCACAGAAAACGAGTCGACGCAGAGGGTAGCAGGCCTTCGTATATTTTCTATACAATCAACTCGACAAAACTGCTAAACAGTATTATTCCTATTGTTCAGGGCGATAAATCAGAAAACGGCGAAACATCGGGAGGGAAAACTTATTTCATTCTTGGAGCTAATAACGCCAAAAGAGATATCGATCCTCTCGAGAAAGCGTTTACGACTGAAAAAATTTGTCGCATGAACTACGTGACGACGATAGAATATGATAAGATTATAGATGAAAATTATGCAAAAACGCTGAAAAGAAAAATCAACGCACAAATAAAATTCTAACCCGTAAAAAAGCATCGAAAATGTGGTATAATAAAACTATAACGCATGGAGGTTTACAATGCATATTAGACCGAAGGAAACATTTGAGCAAACTCATCAGAAGCAAGTCTCTGGCTCCGGTTCATTTGGACGCGTCGAAGAATTAAAATTCGCTAAAAACAGTGTCTACGAGTTTTACATCATCCCTAAAGTTGTCTCTATAGACATCGGCGCTGATGAATGCGAAATCGATTATCCATTTGAAGAAGTCAACACACATTTTGGTACCTATGATTTCATGAAGAATTATGCTAACATGAGATCTGAAAGAATCAATTGTACTGGATGCGCGATCGATCATTGGATGGCAGAAACCAGACTGCCAAAATCTGTATTCAAAATTGCAGTACCTACGAAGTTTTTCGTAACATACGTAATACACGAAAAGAAAATTAAGTATTGCTTCTTTCAAGATTATCTCTATGCTATATTGATGGAGAAAATCGCCCGCCTCATGACAGAAAAAGAACTCAACCTTATAGACGCTCTACGACATCGCGTCAAACTATTCACAAATGCCGAAAAGAAATTTGATATCGAAGTCAATCCTGAAGTCGCCATCCCTACAGACTCTCAGGGATTCAAATCAATTCTAATTTCTGTCAACGAAAAACCAATTGACAAATTAATCAATCAACAACTCACATGCGACAGCCAAACAATCGCCTCCGTACTTCATGCTTTGCAAGATTATACTGAAGAGGTCATACGGTCGGAAGAAGGTGCCGCTAGAGCAGATAAGATGGAAGCAAAGTCAAGACAATTCGAAGCTTCTCTCGAAGGGTTTAAGAAAGACTCTGACTATAAGCTAAGAGGAAATGAGCCTTTCGTTGAAGGAGTAGGACCAAATTCAGAGCCCAATCAAGAAGAAGATCTACCGTTTTAAGGAGACATAAATGAAAGTAAAAGCAGGCAATGAAGAAGCAGCCCCTTCAAATGGGAAAAAGAAGGGTCCTAGCCTTATAAAAATACGTGAAGCAATTTTCGGTTCTGCCGAACATATCCAAATAGACGCATTTGATTTTATTCCTACTGGTATTCCCACTTTAGACAAAAAATTAGGTGGGGGAATTATTGTCGGGGGAGTAGTAGAGCTTTTAGGACTAGAGGCAACGGGTAAATCTACACTCGCAGCAATGATCGCTGCTCAAGCGCAAAAAAGAGATATGCCAGTAGTCTATCTAGACACAGAAGCTGCAACTTCTATGGCGAGGCTTAAGATGCTCGGCGTCGATATAGATTCTCTCATTTTCGCTCAACCCGGATGTCTTGAAGATGTGTATGATACAATAGGACAAGTTCTCCTATCGAAAGTAAAAGAAAAATCATGGGAAGGGCCAGCACTGATTGTATGGGATTCTTTAGCTCAAACTCCAAGTAAAAAAGAGATCGAAATGGAAGGGGGCGAGGAATATACAAAAGAAATGGCAGTTAGAGCAAGAGTCAATTCTATGGGCCTCCGCAAGCTCACTCTCCCAATTCAAAAGGCACAAGTAACACTTCTAATCGTCAATCAAGTTAGAGAAAATGTAGGGCAGACTTTCGGCGAAAAATATTCTTCCCCCGGGGGGCATGCGCCTAAGTTTGCATCCATACAGAGAATCAAACTAGATGCAACGAATACTGTGAAAATCGACGAACCCGCCGGAATCACTGGGAAGAAAATTAGAGCAAAAACCATAAAAAATAAAGCGTATACTCCTCTTCTTGAAACAGATCTCATCTTCAACCACTCCACTGGATTGTTTGATGAAGCTCTTACGGTCTATGAAGAACTTAAAGTTCAGAAGAGATTAACGACGGGCATAACAAACGAACTTAATCTTAATCAAGACATTACTGATTCGACTACGTCGGGCATCATAAAGTTCAAGAGAAAGGAATGGGGTCTAGTCTATGCTGAGAACAAAGATAAGATCTATGCTATACTCAAATGATCAAAAGGATGTACTTCGACAATCCAAAGGTTGAAGAGCTCATCGACAAATGGCAAAAGACAAGAGACACAGCAATCATAGATGAGCTAGAGCCTACATTTAAGAGGCTTATATCTGGAGTAATTGGACGATATAAACTTCTCCGAAGAAATTCTGTTAACGATGATCTTTCACAAGAAGCCTGGGTCGGAATTTTAGAAGCTGCACCGAGGTGGTCTAAAGAAAAGGGAGATGCATTCTCATATTTCACAGGAGTAGCACGAAACAAGATCTTCTGGTATTTGAAGTCGCAGTATCGGGATACTTCGATGAATTCAGAAGACCCAACGTCAATCGCTCTTGATGATTCAACAATCAACTTCGAACTCGGGACCGATGAAGAGAATGGCTTCGAGAATTTGTCGGCTATTAGAGATTATGTTCTAAAGCTCACACCAGATTCGTTGAATCTGCCAGAAGATGAAAGTTATGCAGAGATACTAGAAAGCATTAAATCAAAGATGATGAATGGAGACAGCGTGAAGTACGAGGATCTTATTAAAGAAACACAAAAGGAGATTGGGCATCCAAAGAAAAAAGTTCGTTTTGTATTAGATGCAATCTATGCCCATTTCATGGGGGAATTATGAGTAAGCCAACGTATGAAGAATTACAAGAGATTATAAGCAAGATCTATAAAACAACGAGAGTAGAGTCTGCTCTTGGCATAGAATGGGCTAACTATCCTATCGAAGTTTTTGATGAATTAGTCGAATTAGTTACTATGACAGTCAGAGAACTGGATAAAGAGTGAGCGATATCATCGTATGCGATGGTTCTAACCTGTTTGTTAGAGCTTTCTTCTCAATGACAGATGCAATGCTTCAGAACTCTAAGAGTCAGGATACTACTGCAATCTATGTATTCTTGCAGCATCTCCGGAAACTTATCGATACAGAGAAGCCAGAAGAATGCTACATTATCTTTGACTTCGGGCGGGACGTTCGTAAGAAAGGGTTATACAAAGACTATAAAGCTAATCGCAATATTGATCTTGGTGCTCTTGCCGGATACGATCTGACGGTAAAGATGAATGAGATCGAGAGTAGAAAACGACAGAAATCGGTCATTATCGATATTCTGAAGACTCTACCTGTCAAATTAGTTATCGTAAAGCAAATTGAAGGCGATTCATTGATATCGTTTGTTGCTAAACATTTTACAGATAGAGGCAAGACAGTAACGATTGTCTCTAATGATAAAGATTTCTACCAACTTCTTGATCATGAAAATATCAAGATCTTCAACCCGCACAAGAAACAATATATCGCTCGCTGCAACATGGAAGAGGTCTTCCCTGTCAAGAACTTCCCAATTAGTTGCTATCGTCTATATAAAGCTATTAGAGGAGACAGTTCAGATAACATTCCCGGAATAAAACTTTTTGGTGACAAGAAGATTCAGCAAATGTTTGATATGATGATGTCTAAGAAGCCGACTACTGTCGACGAACTCTATCTCGAATTCGATTCGAATCAAGCGTTAAAAAAGAAATATTGGAAATATTTCGAAGGAAATAGAGAGCTCTTAGAATTGAACTATAAGCTTGTTGATCTAATAGATATGGAATGGTCTCCTCAATCGCTTAGTCTAATTTATTCAGCCATCGAATCACATCCGTCGTTTTCAAGAATGGACTTTATGCAACTTCTTATTCGCGAGAATATCAATACGATCTTATCAAAAGTTGATAAATTCATAGAACCCTTCAATAAGATGCTACCTATCAAAACATGAGACTACTTTTATATGGCGATTTGCATGCTGCTAACCTCTATAGCTTCAATGTAAAAAGACAAAAACATCAATTTACCGAATATTCTAGAGTCGATGAATTGTATTCTACTCTAGCGTGGATTGCAAAAGTCACTAAAGAAAATAACGTGATGATGACGATCAATATGGGAGATACATTCCATCAAGCGCTTCGATTTTATGTAGAACGATATAATACTGTAGTCAAGGCAGTCAATTCGATCAACCAGTGTTGTTTGTCTAAATCTGGAGTTATCCTTGAGGGGAATCACGATAGAAGTGATGATGTTTCTGCCGTCGATACATTTGAAAATGTACACGGGACAGTGTTGGTCAAGAAAAGCATAAAAGTAAAATTCATAAGCGAAATAAATTCGCATCTAATTTTCGTGCCGTACATAAGAGACCCAGAAAAAACCAAAGAAGCATTTCAATCATTATACGAGAAATATAAGAATAGTAAGACAGACGTATATATATTCTGCCATCTTGACATAAAAGAAGCATATGAAGGG